TACTACATAGTAGGGTATAGTATGTTAAACAATGCTTATGTGATGGTTAGATATGTGTGACATAATTGTGACAGGGTGTATTAGGTCTAAAATTGTTAAAAAAATCTGAGAGGGTATATAATAGTATGGAAAGCGCGCGACCCCCTGTGACCAAATTGCAACACCTGTGCTACAAATGTAACACATGATGCTGCCCTGTGACAAATGTGCCACATTGTGCTGCATTGTGTGACATATTTGCAACATCTGTCTGTCTCTCTCTATCTATTTTTTCCTTTTACTATATAATGCCCAAACTTTTTATAAATTATTTACATTTTTATTAATTTTTTTCTTGATTATCTTTTTTACTTATGTTCTAATAATATTATCGAAAAGGATACAGTGTTAGCGCACATTCGATACAGTCAAAAGAAAGCGCATAAGAGATACGTTCAACCTTGCTAGACAATACAGAGATTTAAACATAGCTTGAAAGGATAAAACAATGAAGATTTCAAACATGACTAACGCCAGAGGCAACAAAGTAGCCAATCAGTTCATAGTGCATACAAGTGAAGCAACCTTCTTCCAATCGTATGATAGCATGATTGTGAAGACAACATGGGAAGATGGGGAGCGTGTGGTTTATCTTGATGAAACTTACTGGGACTATAGCACCACAACAAGCAAACACCGCAACGCGTTTTTAGGTTTGACAAGTAAGCAGGTGAATGCTAGTGTAAAATCAGGCGAGTTCAAGCTAGTAGATTTGAACACATAGAAAGGTAAGACAATGCAGACAACAACATACAAAATCATGGGTAAGACAGTGGCAGTAATGGGCAAGCGTCCTAGAGTAGTAAAGAACCGCTTTGGGTTCAGCAAGGGCAGCACTTTCATAGGCTTGCACTACTTCAAGATGAGCCGTTATCTATCAATACCTAGCCTAGCATCACGCAAGTTTGGTGGCGTGGCAGATATCAAGGGGAAGTAATAACATGTTAGAAAAAGCATTAACAATATTGACAATCTCAGGTGGTTCTGTTATGATGTACCTATCAGGAGCAGAGCTTGTATACTACAACGGACTAGGTATGCCAGCAATATATACAGCATCTGTGCTAGTACTAGGTGCAGGTATCAGGTCAATAGTAAAGGAGTAAAGACAAATGTATGTAGCTTTATTTGTACGTAAAGATAGCGCATATAAAAAGCGCAAGGGTTGGGACGTGTACGATGCAGACAGGGACGCTCTAAGTTTCAATGAGGAAGTTCAGCCAGTAGTATGTCATCCACCATGTAGGGCATGGGGCAGACTGTCACACATGGCAAACCCTAGACAAGGTGAGGCAGACTTAGCCTTGTGGTCTATAGATATGATACGAAAAAATGGTGGCATTTTAGAACATCCTAATGGGTCTAGGTTATTTGGTAAGCACCTGCCTGATGTGGGTGAGACTGATGAGCATGGTGGTTTCACTATACTAGTAGACCAGTATGACTTCGGACACGTAGCACATAAGAAAACCAAGTTATACATCTGTGGTATTGACAAGGCAGCCTTGCCTGAGTTGCCACCAGAGGACAAGACACTACACTACTGCGAGAAGGGTAAGCTTCGGTCTATCTGTGGTAACGTGAAGGGTACGACTAGATGCACACAGTATCAGAGAGAGTACACACCAGAAAAACTGATTGACTTCTTTGAGAAAGTAGTAGATACTATCTATGTAAACAAGGCAACAGAGGGGACATATTAAACTAATGACTAAGAAAATAGAACTTGACAACAACAACATGTTAGTGTATATAGATGGGGAGTATTATCCAGCTAGACTAGAGTACCACCAGAACGATGAGGTTGACCAGCATGTAATAGCTGTGATAAGATACGAGGTGATACTAGAGATGGATGACGAACCACAGCTAGAGTTAGTAGTAGATAACGACAATGACAAAGATTAATCCAGTAGCAAAGGCACTGCTACAAAGCAGAAGGCGTACACAGTACGTACCTAACAAGAAGAAACACAACAGACAGAGGGATAAGGGGACTGGCAATGAATATCTTTTATCTGAGCAAGATACCAGAGGAAGCAGCAGAGATGCACTGCGACAAGCACGTAGTGAAGATGATACTTGAGACAGCACAGCTACTCAGTACTGCACACAGGGTACTAGATGGTGACGAGTGGGCAGACTATGTAGACTTGTATAAGTGTACGCACATCAACCATCCATCAACAGTGTGGGTACGTGCTAGTGCTGACCATTACAAGTGGACACTTGACCTGCTGTTCTATCTGTGCAAGAACTACACACTCAGGTATGGTAAGTTACACAAGACACAACGACTACTAGATAGTCTTGGTATACTACCAGAGAATATACCAGACGAAGGCTACACACAACCACCACAGTGTATGCCTGACCAATACAAGACTGACTGTTCAGTAGATGCCTATCGTGCGTACTACATGGGCGAGAAGTCTAGCTTTGCAGTCTGGAATCACAGCGACACACCAGTGTGGTGGAAGGAGACAGTATGAGAAACAAGTACGATGATGCCTACGTTATGGGCTACCACAATGGATATCATGGGTTGACATACGACAACCAGTATGATAAAAAGAAACAGCCACAGTACAATGTAAAGTACAAGCATGGGTACGAGGCAGGTAACGAGATGAAGAACAAGGAGCAGTGGGATGATTGTATTAACAATAGTAATGGGCTTATTCATGTACGATAGTGCAGAATTTATTTCAGACATGAAGGACAAGCACGAACAAGGCTATCAGTTTAAGTATGTAGGCAAGCAAGATGCTACACCTGATGTACCACATGTAGCCGCAGAGGGTAAGATTTACTTTAGCATGGAGAAGAACTGATGAGCATGGGATACACTAGATGTCCTTACTGTAACTCAAGTGAGGCAGAGAAACTGTACGCAGTAGACCACAAGGTTGAGTGCTACTGTCATAACTGCTACGCTGAGTGGACAACAGAACCAGAGGTGTTGCAAGATACACCATACGAAACCTTTATGTTGCGTAACTATGGAGAAGTAGCATGACACTATTAATAGTAGGTTGGATAGTAGCTATGTGGTTAATAGTTATATGTGGTTCTCTTACTAACAACGAAGAGGGTGTAGTAGGACTACAGTTTATAACTATGGTAGCTGGTGTACTAGTGATTGGTGGAGCAGGTATGTTAAACATGTTATAACATGTAATACATACTATAGTATAATGTAAAACAGGGGGTCTCCTTATGGATGTAACTTTAGAAACAGACCAAGACCTTATTGACCACCAGCTACAGTTAGAAACTGAGATGATGACAGGTGGTATAGAAAGATTTAGAAAGGAACGTGACGCATCAATAGAACGTGGTAAAGAGAGCCACACTCTGCATGGCAGGGCTATCATAGCTAGGCTAGTGGATGACATGACCGTAGCTATACGAGAGTGGCTGGACAATCCAAGTAATACATCACGAGACATAGCATGGAAGAGGGTGAAGGATGTACACCCAGAACAGTTAGCATACCTCAGTCTAGTCACACTGGTGGACAGCATCAGTAGAAAGAACACACTGATGTATGTAGCTAGAAGCATAGGGTCAGCCGTTGAGATACAAGACAGGCTGGACAGGTGGATAGCAGACGAGGGTGACATAGCACGTAACACAATCAAGCAAGCTATGAAGAAAGCCTATGGTGCTAGACGCTACGGCCTGACTAACAAGATGAACAAGGATGGATACAAGGAGAACACATGGCAACAGTCAGAGCGTGTACATGTGGGCTTCAAGATGGTAGACCTTATCATCCAGAGTACAGGTATAGTAAAGCTGAACACGCAGCAGGTTAAACGTACAAGCAAGACTACCTATGTTATACCTGAGACAGACACAGTAGAATGGATTGATGCGTTCAATAGTTTTGCTGAGACACACAGACCTAGACTACTACCATGTGTTATCATCCCTAAGGATTGGACAGATGTGACAGGTGGTGGGTATCATGGTCACGAGATTAACAAGCTACCTATAGTGAGGCGTAGATGAGTTTAAAGACACACTTAAATAGATTGCGTAGGCAAGACCTGACACAAGAGTATGCCTGTCTTAACACACTACAGCGTACTGAGTGGCGTATAAACAAGCAGGTACTTGAGGTCACACGTAACTTGTGGGACAATGGACATCAGGTGGGCAACCTACCAGCCAAAGAGGACTTACCTCTACCACCCTATCCATTTGATAAAGAACCTGAAGAGATGACTGAGCAAGAGAGGGATGTGTTTCGCACGTGGTCACGCAAGCGTAATCAAATCTACTCCTTAAACAATCGCAGCATGAGCAAGCGTGTGCAAGTGGAGCGTACACTAAAGATAGCAGAACAGTACAGCAGGTACGATAGGTTCTACTATGTATGGCAGAACGACTTTCGTTCACGCAAGTACGCATCAAGCACGTTTCTCTCTACTCAGTCAGCAGATTGGAGCAAGGCTTTACTAGAGTTTGGCTACCCTGTCACCATCAACAGTTGGGATGATGCACGTTGGCTGTGCATACATGGTGCTAACCTGTATGGTAACGACAAGGTAACACTGGATGAGCGTGAGCGTTGGGCTTGGGACTTTGCTGAGATGTGGTGTCATCGTGTGGTATCTAATCCATACGAGTGCATGGTCTGGCTTGAGGCAGACAAACCCTTTCAGTTTCTAGCGTGGTGTTATGAGATGTCAGGCTTGATGAAGGATGGCTGGGGATTTGAGACACGTCTACCCTGTGCGGCAGATGGGTCATGCAATGGACTACAGCATCTCTCTGCCATACTGAGGGATGAGCAGGGTGGTAAGGCTACCAACCTAACAGCATCTGAACTACCTCAGGATATCTACACACAGGTAGCACAGGAAGCTATGCGTAAGGTACGAGAGGATGACACAGAACTAGCACGTAAGTGTTTAGAGTTTGGGATAGACAGGAAGATAGCCAAGCGTCCTGTTATGATAGTACCCTACTCAGGTACACGTCACGCATGTAGGCAGTACATTGAGGAAGCAATGCAAGACAAGATAAGTAAGGGAGAAGCTAATCCATTCGGTGATGATTTGTTTGAGGCATCTTCCTACTTGTCAAAGTATGTATGGGATGCTATAGCTGATGTGATTGTATCAGCAAGAGAGGTGATGACATACATCAAGGATGTAGCAGATGTGTACTCAGACCACAACAAGCACATGGAATGGGTCACACCTACAGGCTGGCTAGTGCTACAGAACTACAACGAAACAGACAGCAAGAGGATTAAGACACACATCAATGGTAACACTGTATCACTATCCTTTCCTAAGGACAGAGAGAACGCAGTGCATCGTAAGCGTACAGGCTTGGGTAGTAGCCCTAACTTCATACACTCTATGGATGCAGCAGCTATGACCAAGACTATTAACAGAGCATCCAAGCTTGGTATCGAGGACTACGCAATGGTACACGACAGCTATGGTACACACTCAACCAACATGCCTATGCTATCTGAGGTACTGCGTGAGGAGTTTGTTAATATGTACGAACAGCATGATATCTTGACAGAGTTGAGAGACCATGCTATAACAGTGCTTGGTACACAGGATGTTCCTGTTCCACCAAGTAAAGGTAACTTAGATTTACGTGAGGTTCTAAAGTCACAGTACTTCTTTGCATAAATCCTAAAGTTACATCATAGCCTAATCATAATTATAGGAGAATATAAATTGGAAATTATTAAAGGCAACGCTCGATGGGCAAAAGTATTTGAACCAGATACTCGTTATGTTCCAGAGGGTGAGTACTCTATTCAGGTAACAATACCTGAGGCAGAGGCAACAGAAGTGTGTGAGCAGTTCAACAGTATGATAGAAGCTAAACGTGCTGAAGCTGTCAAGGATAACCCTAAGTTAACAAACGTCCTGTCCACACATCAACCCTTTGAGATGGATACTGATGAAGCTGGTACACCTACTGGTGACATTGTATTCAAAGCTAAGATGAAAGCACGTGTCAAGTCAAAGGATGGTAAGGTGTACGAGCAGAAGCCAATGGTTGTGGATGCTAAGAAGACACCACTTGATGGGTCTACCCTGATTGGCAATGGTTCTGTTGTTAAGATTGCAGTCGAACCTTTCGCTTACATGATGCCAGCCACTAAGACAGTGGGTGTCACACTACGATTGAAAGCTGTACAAGTCATTGACATTGTAGAGTATGGTAACAATGCTGCCTCTATCTTTGAGGAAGAGGATGGGTTTGTTACTACTGCTGTGCAGAAGGATGACGCACTTGATGTCTTTGGTGGTGATGCTGATGCCGAAGGGGACTTTTGAGGAGAGGGTCATTGATGACCTGAACGTACGTGATGTTCCATATATGTATGAGCCAGAGAAGCTGGCCTACTATGTGGAGCGTCACTACGTACCTGACTTGAAGGTTGGTACTATGTATGTAGAGTTGAAGGGATACTTCAGACAGGATGCACAACGAAAGATGAAGGCTGTTAAGGCACAGCATCCAGAGTTGGACATCAGGTTTGTATTCCAGAAAGCAGACGCTACAATACAGGGTGCTAAGAAAAGGAAGGATGGCTCAAAGATGACCTGTGCTGAGTGGGCAGACCGTAATGGTTTTGTTTGGAATGAGGGCAGTATACCAGAGGAATGGTTATGAGTATTGTAGATGTTACAGAAGAGATTGTATCTGAGATTGACTTGAACGCTGAGTTCAACAAGGATGGCTTACGCTTCTCTGTCTATGTAGATGAGGCAGAGGTACATGAGCATGTTGATTATGTGGACATGGCATACCTTATGGTACAGGATGAGGACAAGTATCCACCTGAGGTACTAGTGCCTATTCGTAAGGGTCTGTCTCGTATGGTAGACATACTTGAAGAGGCAGAGATTGATGGTTGAGGATGGTGAGTTTATCAGGCACGTTGCCTGTCCTCACTGTGGTAGTAGTGATGCCAACGCTTTGTATAGCAATGGTAAACACTACTGCTTCTCTTGCCAAACACTAACACCAGCTAACAATGAGGAAGCTATGGCAAAGTTTGAGACACACGACACAGGCTTCTTGGACATAGAGTACAGGGATTTACTTAAGCGTGGTATCTCTCAAAAGACTTGTCAGTTCTGGGGCTATGGTGTTACTGATTACAAGGGACAGAAGGTACAGGTTGCTAACTATCGTAGCAGGGCTGGAGATTTGTCAGCACAAAAGATTAGGTTTGCCAACAAGGACTTCTCTGTTGTTGGTAACATTAAAGATGTTGGCCTGTATGGTGAGCATCTATGGAGAGATGGTAAGGGTGGCAAGTTCATTACTATATGTGAGGGTGAGCTAGATGCTATGTCCCTATCACAGGTGATGGATAACAAGTGGCCTGTAGTATCTCTACCCTCAGGCTGTACCTCTGCAAAGAAAGCATTGGGTAAGTCTATTGAGTGGTTGTCCAAGTATGAGTATGTAGTACTTATGTTTGACATGGACGAGGTGGGTCAGAAAGCAGCAAAGGATTGTGCTTCAGTACTACCACCTAACAAATGTAAGATAGCTACCCTTCCCTTGAAGGATGCTAACGAAATGCTACAAGCAGGTAGGGTCAAGGAACTAGTCGATGCTGTATGGGAAGCTAAGACATTCAGACCTGATGGTATCGTAGCAGGTACAGATGTATGGGACATTGTTACTGAGGATGACAGTAAAGATTCAGTACCCTATCCATACATAGGTATGCAAGAGAAGACAGGTGGCTGTCGTAGGGGTGAGATAACAACAGTAACTGCTGGCTCTGGTATTGGTAAGTCACAGCTAGCACGTGAGTTTGCTCACAATCTCATCAGGAATGGTAGGACACTAGGATACATTGCTCTTGAAGAAAGCATAAAGCGTACTGCTTTAGGTCTGATGTCGATTGAGATGAACAAGCCCCTTCACCTACACAACAACACTGTACCAGAAGAGGAGTTGAAACATGCTTTCGATGCTACACTTGGAACTGGTAGAGTATACCTATATGACCATTGGGGTTCTACTGATAGTGATAATCTACTTGACAAGATAAGATACTTAGTTCATGGTTGTGGATGTGAGTACATTATCCTTGACCACATCAGTATCGTAGTCAGTGGACTAGAGGGTGGAGATGAGAGGAGACTTATTGATAATACAATGACACGTTTACGTGCGTTGGTTGAGGAGTTAAACTGTGGCCTGATACTAGTGTCACACTTGAAGCGTCCCTCTGGTGACAGAGGACATGAGGATGGCGCACAAACTTCACTCTCCCAGCTACGTGGTTCAGCAGCAATCGGTCAGCTTAGTGATATGGTGATTGGATTGGAGCGAGACCAACAAGACAAAGACAATCCTCACGTCAGCCATGTAAGAGTTCTTAAGAACAGATGGTCAGGCGATACAGGACTATGTTGTTCACTGTTGTACGATACTGATACAGGACGTATGACTGAGACAATCTTTGATGAAGATGAGGACGATATAGAATTTTAACTAGCTACTGCGGAGACAGAGCATGAGACTTATATTTGATATAGAAGCAGACAATCTCTTGGATGATGTAACACAGGTGTGGTGCATAGTAACAAGAGATGTAGACACAGAGGAAGTACACACCTTTGACCCCGACAATATAGAAGAGGGCATCAAGTTACTTGACAAAGCTGACATGCTGATAGGCCATAACATAATTGAGTATGACCTACGTGTGTTAGAAAAGCTACATGGTTACAAGTACACTGGACAAACTCTTGATACGTTGGTATACTCTAGAACTATATGGCCTGACATTCGTGAGGTTGATATCAAACTGCACAAGCAAGACAGGATGCCACTAGCATTGATTGGTAGGCAAAGCCTGAAAGCTTGGGGCTACAGACTAGGAGAATTAAAAGGTGTTTTCGGTAGTGATAGTGAGGACTTTGGAACTTTCTCACAAGAGATGCTTGACTACTGTGTCCAAGACACGATGGTCAATTACAAACTATATCTTAAAATTGTGGAAAAAAATTTCAGCAAACAGGCACTAGACCTAGAGACTGAGATACATACTTTGCTGGTAGAGCAACAGGAACGAGGCTTTACCTTTGATGTTAAACAAGCACAGGCTCTGTACTCTAGTATAGCAGGGCGTAAGCAAGAGATTGAGAACCAGTTACAGCAGGTGTTTGAACCTACTGTAGTTGAGATGAAGACTAAGACTAAGACCATTCCATTCAACCCTGCATCACGACAGCAGATAGCAGACAGACTGATGAAGAGAGGATGGAAGCCAGCTACCTTCACTAACAATGGAGACCCGAAGGTAGATGAAGAAGTACTGTCTAACATTGATATGCCAGAAGCAAAGCTGTTGACTGAGTACCTACTACTTAATAAAAGAGTAGGCCAGATAGCAACAGGCAAGCAAGCTTGGTTGAAGATGGAGAAGGGGGGTAAGTTACATGGTAGAGTTAATCACATGGGTGCTGTCACGTCACGCTGTACGCATAGCAACCCGAACATGGCGCAAGTTCCTAGCGTTGGTTCGCCATTTGGTGAGGAGTGTAGGAGTTTATTTCATGCACCCTCAGGTTATTCCCTCTTGGGTGCTGACGCTAGTGGGTTGGAGTTGCGTTGCCTTGCTCATTACATGGCTGCTTACGATGATGGGTCTTACGCACATGAAGTAGTTAACGGTGATGTGCATACTATTAACCAAGAAGCAGCAGGTCTACCCTCACGTCCAAACGCCAAGACATTCATCTATGGATTTCTTTATGGTGCAGGTGATGAGAAGATTGGTAAGATTATTAACAAGGGTAGCAAGGAAGGTAAGTCTATTAAGAATAAGTTTCTAAAGAAACTACCAGCCCTGAAGTATCTAAAGGATGCTGTATCTAAAGCAGCAGATGATAGAGGATGGGTCAAGGGATTGGATGGCAGAGCCATACCAGTTCGTCATAGTCACGCTTCACTGAATACTTTACTTCAGTCATGTGGTGCTATAATCTGTAAGACATGGTACGTGTTTATTGCACGTGCTATCAAGGAAGCAAACTTGGACGCACAGATTGTAGCGTTCATCCACGATGAGGTACAGCTAGTAGTAAAGAAAGGTCAGGAAGATGAAACAGGCAGACTTATTCAACGATGTATGCGAGACACAGAGCAACACTTCAAGTTCAGATGTCAGCTTGATAGTGAGTACAAGTATGGAAACAACTGGTCAGACACACACTAAGACATGTAATACTTGTAACACAGAACTTACTGACCTTAACTGGTACAAAGGTTTTCAGAAGAACAGACGTTACATGTGCAAGCCTTGTACTAGAGCCTATCAGATACCTATTGAACGAGCAAGGAACATGCTTAAGAAGATTAAGGAAGGTACTCTTGCACAGTTCAATAAGATTAAGACAGGTGATATCTATGTAATTACTAATCCAGCATGGCCTGATTGGGTAAAGATTGGTAGAGGTGTAGACGCAAAGGACAGGTTCAAAGACTACATGACTTACAGTCCCTTTAGGGATTACAAGTTAGAGTACTATGTACACACAGACAACAGGTCTGAGGCTGAACACAAGGCTCACGTAGAAGCTGAGAAGTTAGGTGAGAGAAGGAACGAGTGGTTTAATATATCACTACAGCAAGCAAAGGATATATTAAATGGACTTTGATTTCTTATGGAAGATGATACTCACCTGTTGCTTCATGGGTGTTACTATCTGCCTGTGTATCAAGTGGATAGTAGAAGCTTACCTTGACTACGTACAAGTAATGATGGGTATCAAGGTAGTTACACTGGCTCAGATGAAAGAAGAACAATCGCAACAAGATAGACAGGAGATGGACGATGACCCTTTTGCTCATTGATGGTGACATCGTTGCATACAAAGCAACAGTATCAGCAGAGACACCTATTAATTGGGGTGATGGTCTATGGACACTACACTGTTATGAACAGGACGTAGCAATTAGACTAGATGAACAGATAGATAAGCTAGTCAATGAAGCACCAGTACAGGATTGTATTGTTGCTCTATCAGACAAAGCAAACTATCGCAAAGAGTTAGCCCCATACTACAAGGCTAATCGTAAGACTACTCGTAAGCCTATGCTATTGCAGTGGGCAAAGGAGTACCTACAAAATAAGTACAACACAGTTATGTATAGGAGATTGGAAGCAGATGATGTCTTGGGGATATTGGGTACTGCGAATACAGATACTATTATCTGGTCTGAAGATAAAGACTTACGCACTGTACCTGCAAAGCATTGGATTGATGGGGACGTGGTGGAAATCAGCGAGGAAGAAGCTGATTATAACTTCCTTACTCAGACGCTTGTTGGTGATTCTACTGACAATTACAAGGGTTGTCCTAGTGTTGGTTATAAAACTGCTGAGAAAATTCTTGAGTTTGGTGACGGCTGGGGAGCAGTGGTTAGAGCGTTTATCAGCAAGGGTCTCTCTGAAGAAGTAGCCATAGAGAACGCACGACTAGCACGTATCCTACGCAATGGTGAATACGATACAGACACAGGAGAGGTAAAGTTATGGACACCTTAGAGCAGCCACGTGAAGATATGGTAAACAACCCACCACACTATGCAGGTAAGATTGAGACTATTGATTACATTGTAGATGTACTAGGTGAGTGGGAAGCCATCAGCTATTGTCATGGTAACGTGCTAAAGTATACAGGCAAGCGACTATTCAGTAAGGGTAATCCTGTACAGGATGCAGAGAAAGCTATCTGGTATTTAAACAAGATGGTAGAGTTAATGAAGAAGACACAAGGGAAGAACTGGTAATGGATGAGGTAACATTTCGCGTAGAGAACTACGATGATGAGGGTAATGTAATAGGATACACAGAGCATGTGTTCCAAACTGAGGGGTGCTTGTATGATATGGTTACAAACTTCAAGGACTTCTTACGTGGCATGTCGTTTAGCTACGTTGATTCAGTAATAGCAGTTAAGGATGATGGACAAGAGGTAGGCTCACAATGATTAACTTTTACGAATACCAGATGAAGTCTCTAACTACAGCAGTGTACCCTAAGAAGTACAGCATCTCTTACCCTGCACTAGGACTAGCTGAAGAAGCTGGTGAGGTAGCAGGTAAGATTAAGAAGATGATGCGTGATAACATTCAGCTTGAAGACCAGAAGGAAAAGATTGAGGCAGAGATGGGTGATGTACTATGGTATCTTGCAGCACTAGCACACGACTGTGGCTTATCACTACAGGTTATAGCAGAGAAGAACGTAGAGAAACTAAAGGCACGTCAGAGTGCAGGTACATTGCATGGTGAAGGGGATAACAGATGAGGACTAACCATCTACCAACAGACTACCAGACCTTCATTGCTACTAGTCGCTATGCACGATGGCTAGAAGATGAGGGCAGACGTGAGACATGGGCTGAGACTGTGGCACGTTACATTAACTTTATGGGTAGCAAAGTAAAGCTACCTAATAAAACATGGGATGAGTTAGAAGATGCTATCCTAAACCTAGAAGTCATGCCATCTATGAGAGCATTGATGACAGCAGGTGACGCAGCAGAGCGTGACAATACTTGCATCTATAACTGTAGCTACCTACCAGTAGACCACATACGTTCCTTTGATGAGGCTATGTTTATTCTACTGTGTGGTACAGGGGTAGGCTTCTCAGTAGAGCGACAGTTTATTAGTAAGCTACCTGATGTACCTGAGAACCTAGACTATACTGACGATGTAATCGTGGTCAAGGATAGTAAAGAAGGTTGGGCTAAGTCATTACATAAGCTGATGTCACACCTATATGCAGGTGATATACCTAAGTGGGATACGTCAGAGGTACGCCCTGCTGGTGCTAGGCTCAAGACATTTGGTGGACGTGCCTCAGGTGCTGAACCACTAGAGGACTTGTTCAAGTTTGTAGTAGCTAAGTTCAAGGCTGCTGCTGGACGTAAGCTTAACAGTCTTGAGTGTCACGACATCATGTGTAAGATTGGTGAGATTGTAGTAGTAGGTGGTGTACGTAGGTCAGCTATGATTAGCCTATCTAACCTGAGTGATGGACGCATGGCTCACGCCAAGTCTGGCTCATGGTGGGAGAACGAAGGACAACGTGCGTTAGCTAATAACTCTGCTGCATACACAGAGAAGCCTGACATGGAAACATTCATTCGTGAGTGGTTATCTCTGGTAGAGAGTAAGTCAGGTGAGCGTGGTATCTTCAGCCGTGTTGCTGCTGACAAGCATGTGGAAAAGAATGGCAGACGTGAGACAGGACACGAGTGGGGTACTAACCCATGCTCTGAGATTATCCTACGTCCTTACCAGTTCTGTAACCTGACTGAGGTAGTGGTACGTGAGAGCGATGACCTTGACAGTCTTAAACGTAAGGTAAGACTAGCTACCATTCTTGGTACAGTACAGTCTACCTTTACCAAGATGCCATACTTGCGTAAGATATGGCACAAGAATACAGAAGAAGAACGCCTACTTGGTGTGTCACTGACAGGTATCATGGACAATCGGTTACTGTCTAAGGCTATAGATAGCCCACGCTGGCTCAATGAGATGAAGCAAGAAGCTATCAATACTAACGCTAAGTATGCTGAGAAGTTAGGCATCCAAGTATCAACAGCTATCACATGTGTTAAGCCTAGTGGTACAGTGTCACAGCTAGTAGACAGTGCGTCAGGTATCCATGCACGTCATAGTGAGTATTACATTCGTACTGTTCGTGGTGATAACAAAGACCCACTAACACAGTTTATGAAGGACAGTGGCATCCCTGCTGAACCTTGTGTAATGAAGCCTGATAGTACTACAGTGTTTAGTTTTCCCATGCGTTCACCTATAGGTGCTATCACTCGTAACGATATGACTGCACTAGAAAAGCTTACACTATGGAAGAACTATGCTCTAGCGTGGTGTGAACATAAACCATCTGTAACTATTACAGTACGTGACGCAGAGTGGATGGAAGTAGGAGCATGGGTGTATGAAAACTTTGACATTTGTTCTGGTATTTCATTCCTACCTCACAGTGACCACAGTTATGCACAAGCACCATACCAAGACATTGATAAGGAACAGTATGAAACACTCAAGAAACAGATGCCTAGTCAGATTGATTGGAAGGCTCTTGCTCTATATGAGAAAGAGGACAGCACCTCAGGGTCACAAACTCTAGCCTGTACAGCAGGTGCATGTGAGATTGTAGATATCTAAAGTTACATCATTAGCGAAAGTTTGTTTTATTATGAGAGTATTAGGTAACGATTTTAACATAACAGATGGACTAATAAACCATCTGCTTGCAATCTATCCCAACAAACTACCGCTTGAACAGATTACTCCTGAGGACTTAGCTTTCCTCAGGGGGCAACAGTCTGTCATAAGTAAGCTGATAGAAATGCAAGACCAAGATTTTGAGGAATAATGATATGGGTGGATTAATGGGAGGCCGTGCGCCAGCACCGCTACCAACCCCTGCTCGTCCTGTAACTGCTGTAACCAAGACACCAGATTTAGAGCTTGATGATACAGACGTAACGACAGCACAGGCTAGAAAGAAAAAGGGCAAGAAAGCCCTTAGAACAGATATGTCAACACAACCTACTGGACAAATGCCAACACAAACGGCAGGTCTACAGATTAAGAAGGGTCAGTAGTATGGGTGGATTTAGAAGAAGCTCTCCACCACCTGCGCCAGTTATGGCTGCTGCCCCAGCTACTGCTGCTACTAAGCAAGTGGATGAGGAAGCTCCATCAACAATGGAGACAGCAGGTGAGGGTCTACAGAAACGTAGAGGTAAGCGCAAGCTGCGTACTCCTGTGACACAGACAGCAGGTACTAATGTAGGTGGCGAGGGTGCGTCAGGGCTACAGATTCCGAAGGGATAAGTAAATGGAACAAGACGTAGGAACTTTAGCTAAACGCTACAGCCAGCTAGAGGCTGAACGAGATACGTTCCTTGAAAGAGGACGTGAAGCAGCAAGGCTAACTATCCCTACTCTTTTGCCAGATGAAGGACATAGCAGTACCACTAGGTATGCTACACCGTATCAAGGCATTGGGGCAAGGGGTGTAAATAATCTAGCATCTAAACTCCTACTTGCTCTGCTGCCACCTAACAGTCCATTCTTCCGACTGACTATTGATGACTTTGACTTGCAAGCTATTGCAGGTGACAATCGTGGTCAGGTAGAAGAGGGACTAGCACGTATTGAACGTGCAGCAATGCAAGAGATTGAGAGTAAATCCATTCGTGTACCTGTCTTTGAGGCACTAAAGCTGCTTATCGTAACTGGTAATGCGCTAGTATATATGCCTAAAGAAGGGGGTATGAAGGTCTACAGACCTGACCGTTTCTGTGTGAAGCGTGACGCAATGGGTAACATGTTAGAAATACTAACTAAAGAAAGTGTGTCACCGTTGATGTTGCCTGAAGAAGTTAAGGCAATGATACCACCAACAGACACACCTGTTAAGAACTACGACTTGTATACTTGTCTCAAGACCACAGATAAAGGCTTCTCTATCTACCAAGAGGTAGCTGGTATTGAAGTTCCTAATTCACGTGGTACATTCAAAGAAGACAATAACCCATTCATTCCATTACGTTTTATTAGAATAGATGGTGAAGATTATGGACGTGGTTTCATTGAAGAATACATGGGTGACTTACGTAGTCTAGAAGCTTTGACCCAAGCTATCGTGCAAGGTAGTGCAGCGTCAGCTAAAGTTCTATTCATGGTACGTCCTAACGGTACTACTAAATCTAAAGACTTGTCCAAAGCACCTAACGGTGCGTTTGTAAACGGGGACGCTAACGATGTATCAACCCTACAGGTACAGAAGTCAGGTGACTTTAGGGTAGCATTGGAAACTATGCGTATGATTAACGACAGGTTGGCTTCTGCCTTCTTGTTAAACTCTTCTGTACAACGTGCAGCAGAACGTGTAACTGCTGAAGAAGTACGTTACATGGCACAGGAACTAGAGACAGCCTTAGGTGGTGTGTACTCTATTCTGTCTCAGGAGTTTCAACTACCACTTATCAACCTGCTACTTAATACATTAGTAAAGCAGGGTAAGATGCCTAAGATGCCTAAGGATAGCATTAAGCCTACGGTTGTCACAGGTATTGAAGCACTAGGACGTGGACAAGACTTAAATAAGCTTGCAACATTCTTACAATATCTTCAGCCTTTAGGTGCAGAAGTTATAGCAAGTGAGATGAACTTGAACGATTACATAGATAGACTAGCAGCCTCTCTAGGTATCGACACTTCTGGTCTAATTAAATCAGAAGAACAAAAGGCTCAAGAGCAAGCTATGCAGCAACAAATGATGCAACAACAACAAATGGAACAGGCAGCTATGGGTGCAGCACAAGCAGCAGCACCACAGATAGCTAAAGGAGCAATGGAAGCGGAGTAATAAATGGCAGAAGCTATTAACACTTATCAAGAACCTGAAGCTGAATCTCAAGAACATGTAAACGCCATGCTTGAGAAAGTAGAAGGTAGTCAACAAGACCCTGAACGTCCTGAATGGCTACCTGAGAAGTTTAAGTCCCCTGAAGATATGGCTAAAGCATACTCACAACTAGAGAGTAAGCTAGGTCAAGGACAAGAGGAACAAGAAGAAGTAGAAACTACAGGAGAAGAAACTGCTTCTGATGTAGCTGAACTACTAGATAATAAAGGACTAGACTTTGACGTATTCCAACAAGAGTACAACGCAACTGGCGGTCTATCTGACGATGCTTATGCTGCGTTAGAGGAAGCTGGTTTTCCTAACTCTGTCGTGGATACGTGGATACAAGGGCAAAACGCTCTTGCATCACAAGTGACTACTGAGATGTATGATGTCGTAGGTGGTCAAGAAGATTACAACAACATGGTTTCGTGGGCATCCGATGCACTCCCTGAGAGTGAAATTGATGCCTTCAATGCAACAATGGAAACGCAAGACCCTAATATGATTAGACTTGCTATACAAGGTCTCAATGCACGTTATCGTTCTGAGGCAGAGCCTACCCTAATGCAGGGACAAACAGGTGCTGTATCCTCAGGTGGGCGTTTTGAAAGTAATGCTGAACTCACTGCTGCTATGAGTGACCCTAGATATAGTAAAGACCCTGCCTACAGGCAACAGGTAGCTGATAAGCTTTCTCGTTCTAGCCTGTTCTAATTGTTGCATGGGAGTAGGGGGTTCGTCCCCCTCTCCTTATAAGTACATCTGCGTGGTGTATTTATAAGGGGCTATCCCCTATCTCAAAGTTACTAGGTACGACTAACCCTGACCCCTTGCGAGGGACAATCTGCTGGAGAAAGTTCAGTAAACTTGAGGCACTAACTTTAATTTTAATCTATGAGGTAATAAAAATGGCACAAGCTGCTTCTAACCCTGCTTACACCGTAAGCTTTCAGGGTCAAAATAACCTCTCAGGTGACGTTCGTGACCTCTTCCTTAAGCTATATGCTGGGGAAGTCCTGACCGCCTTTGAGGAAAAGAAAGTAATTATGGATAAGGTGCGTACTCGCACTATCTCCAAAGGTAAATCAGCATCGTTCCCAATGACAGGACGTGCAACTGCCGAATACCTAACCCCAGGAAATGAGATTACTGGTGGTAACATTCGTGCAGGTGAACGCATTGTAACCATTGACGATTTGCTAATTAGTTCTCAGTTTATTGCGAACATTGACGAAGCTATCAACCACTACGATGTTCGTTCTATCTACTCTAAAGAAGCTGGTATTGCACTAGCTAACGAAGCAGATAAGAACGTAGCTCGTATGCTGGTTAAAGCTGCCTTGTCAACTAACGCAACTGCTGCTGCTGGTCTTGTTCAAGACTATAAAGCATTTGGTGAAGAAGACTTTACTAATAACGTAACTATCGGTAGTGCATCAGGTGATATTACTGACCCTGCTAAGATTGCTAAAGCTATCTTTGACGCTCGTAAAGAGATGGAAGTCAAGAACGTACCTACTGATGGTGCTGTTGTTGTACTTGCTCCTGACCAGTACTATGCGTTGATGGATGTTACCGATGGCAACAAGCTTGTCTATATGAACCGTGATTTCGGTGGCAATGGTTCAGTAGCTGACGCAACTGTAGCGTCTATTGCTGGTATGCCTATCATCATGTCTAACCATGCTAACGTATCTAACCTGTATGTGAACTTCACTACTGGCGATGCTGACGAAGGTAAGACATCAGACAATGCTCCACTAGCTAACACTGCTGGTTCAGGACGCACAACACACTATGACCTACCTACTGCTACTGTAGACAGCCGTGATATGGTTGCAGAAGCTGCTAAGTTTAAGGGCTTTGTGTTTACTCCTGACGCTGTAGCTACTGTCAAGTTGCTTGACTTGGGCATGGAATCTGAGTACCAGATTAATCGTCAAGGTACATTGATGGTTGCTAAGTACGCGATGGGGCATAACGTCCTACGCCCAGCATCATGTGTTGCTTTGTCACAAGCCTAATTAATATGGGGGAGAGGTTTCTAGAGCCTCTCTCCTTTTTTATTGGAGTAAGACATGACGATACAACATGCAGGTGAGACATTTCAAGGCTTACGAATACCGAAGAGTTCCCCCAAAGGTAACAAGTCACACGCTGTTCTGATTGGCTCACGAGAAAAACCCAAGCTAATTAGGTTTGGTGAAAAAGGTGCAAAGACAAACCAATCAGCTAAACAACGCAAAGCGTTTAAGGATAGACACCGTAAGAACATAGCCAAAGGTGAGACTAGTGCAGCTTATTGGGCTAACAAGGTGAAGTGGAAAGCATAACATGGCAACAACAACCCAACTAGACGCAGTAAATACTATGCTCTCTGCGATAGGTGAAGCACCTGTCAACAGCCTTTCCTCTGGTTTGGTTGAAGCCGAAATAGCAGAGACTATACTTAACACTGTAGACAGAGAAGTACAGTCAATGGGCTGGCACTTTAACACAGAATTAAATAAATCATACGCACAGAACGCTAGTGGTGAGATAGTACTAGGTACAGATATCCTACGTGCAGACGCTACACTAGAGGCAAACAGCCCCGACTTAGTTCAGCGTGGTCTGAAGATGTATGACAGGAAGAACCACACGTTTAATGTTGGTGCTAACACTAAGCTAGACGTAGTAGTTCAATTAGACTTTGATGACTTGCCTGAGGTATGTAAGAGATACACTACACTCAGAGCAACCAGAATATTCCAAGACCGTATTGTAGGGTCTAACACTCTTCACGATTTCCAAATACGTGACGAGGAACGAGCTATGTTTGAACTGAAAGAGTTTGACAAAGCTTCTGATGACCATAACATATTTGATAACTATGACACATTCAGTATTATTGATAGGCAGGGTAGGAGAACTTTCTAATGGCACTCATCAGTCAATCTATCCCCAACCTAATCAATGGGGTATCTCAACAGCCGCCATCTCTACGCCTTAATACACAGGCAGAGCTACAAGAGAACGGCCTGTCTAGTGTGGTCACAGGTTTGTCTAAGCGTCCTAGTACACAGCACGTAGCTGATTTAGGCGTTATCTCAAACCTAGACAAAGCTTTTATCCACACTATTCGTAGAGATGAGAATGAGTTTTATTCTCTAGTGATTGACACAGCAGGTACTATTCGTGTGTTTGATAAGGATGGTTCATCACGTACTATTACTAACAGCGCAGCTTCATACCT